CTCATATACTTTCTCCTGATTTCATCCAGCGTGGCTCAATACCACCCTCGATATTCATTCTACATCGCTCAGCAGGTAGCCATACCCAACCCTCACAATCACATTGCGGGCAGTTGACTTCTGGTGAACATCCTGCTTTCACCCTAATAAAACCATTGCCCATACAACGTGGGCAGATAGCTTTAACTTCTTCTTTTCCCGTTAGATCTACCATTTCTCTTCTTTATCTCTTTCTCTAATAAAAATTCAATAACTTTTTGCACACTTACTGGTACTTCGAACCTGTTTTGTGCTAAGCTCATGAGTTTGTCATGTGTGTCCATTGACACAGAAACTGACTTAAATTTACTTATATCTGGCATTTTTCTTTCCTTTGTTAACTTATTATATGGGATTATATAGAGCAAATATTGTATTTGACAATAGTTTATTTTAAAATATTATGCAAATATCTTCACACCTTTCAATGCCTGCTCGTCTCTTTCTGAGGCGGGCAGTTATTTAGTTAATGTATATATCTCATCCAGGTGGACAAACTGGATCTTACCGTTTACCAGCTGTTTGTATTGATGATTGCAAGACAAACACTTAAAAACTCTAGCGTCTTTTATGTCAGACATTCTTATGAAAGGTACATAATTATCGCAGCCATCGCAAACTCCTAGTGTAATTTCAGCTATCGGTTCTTTATTTGATGTCACCCCAATTATCTCCCTTTTCAAAGTCTACTTTGTTCGGGACCTGTAAGTCAACCGCTTGCTCCATAACTTCAATAATTTTCTCTGCGTCCTGTAAGCTTGCAACTGAGATATCAAGTTCATCATGAATTTGTATATGAGGAATCACCCCCTCCCTGTACAAGGCCAACATAGACTGTTTAGTCATGTCCGCAGCTGA